AAGAAATATAAACCTGAAATTTTAAAATTATGACAGAAAAAGAAATGGTTAACCATCCAAACCATTATCAGTTTGGTAAAAATAATGAATACGAAGCTATCAAGGTTATCGATGCTTGGGGTTTAGGTTTTAGTTTGGGAAATACTGTAAAGTATATATCAAGGGCAGGAAAGAAAGACCCTGAAAAAGAAATACAAGATTTGGAAAAAGCATTATGGTATCTCCAACATCACATTAACACTTTAAAAAATAAATGAACGCCCCGGTAAGATATTTTGGTAGTAAAGGTGGGTTTTATAATAAAATTTTGGAACATTTTCCAAATGAAGATTATGACACATACATTGAACCTTATGGTGGAACTTACATCGTGGGTTTGAAAAGTGAGCCAGCTAATATTGAAATATATAATGATTTGGAAAATAACATATATTCATTATATAAAGTGATTTCAGACAAAGAACTTTTCAAACAATTCAAAGAAAAATGTGACTTAGCTTTATATTGTGAAGAATTAAGAAAGGAATGTAAGGAAAACCTTAAAGATGAAAACTTATCTTTGGTTGAAAGGGCTTTTAATTTCTTTTATGTTAATAGAACATCACATAATGGTATTGGAGGATTTTCAATGAATTCACATATCAGACGAGGAATGTCAAAAGCGGTTTCCGATTATTTATCAACCATTGATAAATTATCTGAATTACATAATAGATTATCAAGGGTTATAGTAACAAATGTGGATGGAGTAAAGTTAATCAATAAATATAATACACCAAATGTATTTCTTTATTGTGACCCTCCATACCATTGGTCAACCAGAACTGGTGCAAGATATAAGGTTGATATGAATGATGAAGAACAAGAAAAGTTTATTGAATCAGTAATTAAAAGTAATTCAAAAATATTAATTAGTGGATATGAATGTGATTTATATAATAAACTAACAGAAAATGGTTTCACTAAAATTCAGTTTGAAGTAAAAACAATTGACGGAAAGTTTAAAAAGAAAACAAAGGTTGAAACTTTGTGGAAAAATTATTAAAATTATATTATGATAGAAACTAATAGAATAATTAATGGGGATTGTGTTGAGGTTATGAAGACACTCCCTGAGGGAAGTATCGATTTTATTGTGACATCTCCTCCTTATGGGGTGGGAATTAATTATGATGTTCACGATGATGATATGTTAATTGATGAATACTTGGAATTCACTGAAAAGTGGTTAACAGAATCTTTTAGAGTTTTGAAAGAAGATGGGAGAATGGCTTTGAACATCCCATATGAAATCAACCGTCAAGAAAAGGGTGGTAGAATTTTTTTCGTATCTGAAGTATATCAAGTAATGAAGAAAATTGGTTTTAAGTTCTTCGGTATTGTTGATTTGGAAGAAGATAGCCCTCACAGGAGTAAAACTACTGCATGGGGTTCTTGGATGTCTCCGTCGGCCCCATACATATACAACCCAAAAGAATGTGTAATTCTTGCATACAAGAAACATCATATCAAAAAAGTTAAAGGTGAACCACAATGGACTGGGGAAATTATGGAAATTGAGCAAGAAGATGGAACTAAGAAAAACAAGATGGTCTATAAAGATGAAGATAAAAAAGAATTCATCAGTTTGGTTTATGGCCAATGGAAATATTTAAATGATTCAAGACCATTAACGAAAGCAACCTTCAGTATGGATATACCAACTAAGGCAATAAAAATACTTACATATAAAAACGATATAGTATTAGACCCATTTGCAGGTTCAGGAACCAGTTTAGTTGCGGCAGAAACATTAGACAGAAGATGGATTGGTATAGAACTTAGTCCAAACTATGTTAAAGTTGCTGAAGATAGGGTAAAAATGTTCGTTGAACAGAAGAAACAATTATCTTTTTCTTAATATTTATTAAATAAAATATTATGGAAAAAAGTGAAGTAATACTAAAGTTAGAAGAAATTCAAGTTCAGTTAAGACATCTTCATTGGCAAACTAAATCATATGCCAAACATCAAGCTTATGGAAAGGTTTATGAAGATATGGATGATTTAATAGATACGTTTGCTGAAGTTTGTATGGGAAAACACGGAAGACCGGAATTTAAAGGTGGATATACAATTCAAGGTAAAGACATATCAGAAATATCTGTTCAGGAATTCGTTGATGAAACTTGCGATTTTCTTATTTCACTTACCGAAGTTTATGACCCAAAAGAAGATTCTGATTTACTTAATCTAAGGGATGAAATCTTATCATTATTCAACAAACTTAAGTATCTATTGACCCTTAAATAAATGACATATTAATTTTGTCACCTTCTTTAATTCCTAATTCTTTACATTTATTACCGGGCAATTCTAACACCATATTAGATTGTTCACAAGTATATCTTTGACAAGGTTCATTTTGACAAGGTTGACAATTTGGATGAATTTTAACAATCTTATCATTATTAATAAAAATAATATCTAAAGGAATAATACATTTATACATCCAAAAACTTTGGGAACCAGGATTTAATAAAAACAACATTCCATCAAACCCATCAAATATTTTGTTCTGCATACCCTGACTTATCTGTTGTTGAGTAAAACAGATATTGATTTTAAAATCGTTGTCATTTATTTTTAACTTCATATTTATAAATAGTATGGAAAATAAAAATAGGTACTCCGGGGTATTAGTTAAAGTAAAAGATAAATGTTTATTATGTAAACGAAATAAAAAAGGTTCTTTACCTGGTGAGTGGTCAATACCTGCCGGTGGTATAAAAAAGGATGAAAGTCCAATTACTGCAGCAAGACGTGAATTTTTGGAGGAAACCGATATAAAATTGGACGGAAGTTTAAATCTTATTGGGATGATTACAAGAACAACAAGAGACGGTGAATCGACTAAAGGGATGTTATATGTATTCCTATCGGAACAAGTTAAAGAAATGCAACCTGATTTAGAAAGAGCGAAAGATGGTGATGAACATACTACCTGTGGTTATTTTACAAGAAATAACATACCAGAACCAATAGGAAGTCAGTTAAAAGAACTAATTTTAAAAAATATTTAATTTTTTTTTATAAAAAGCTTGACCAGTATAAAAAAAATACTTAACTTTGTATCACTTTAAAGGAAAACGATATATTTATCATTTACCTAAAAAGTTTAAAAAAAAGTTTAAGAAAAATTTGACAGATTGAAAAATTCTTCTTAACTTTGTAAAACAAAATCGGTTAATCCGATGTTCTTTGAAAATATTGATTACAGAAAACAGTCTAGGTCCGTAGGGCTACTGTTGTATGTGAGGAAAGTGACTACGGGACAAACAAACAACTGTATGAAAGAAAGCAGAGGTCCTTCGCATTTAAAGTGTTGGTGAAATATACAACCGCAACAGATATAGTAATCAAAAAAAAGTTTAAGAAAAATTTGACAGATTGAAAAATTCTTCTTAACTTTGTAAAAGAAAATCGGAAATACCGATAATGTTCTTTGAAAGTACGAATTATCCATCAGATGAAAGTAGTCCTACGGGATGATGATAATCTGAGAATCGATAACGGCTGTATATGGTCGTCAAATAAACCACGAAAGTGGGATAAAGTGGAATCACAAGTGTTAGTGGTTCTGCGGCTTGGGTAACCAAGCTCGAGTATACAAGTGGGATATCACTGAACCTTGACTACCGAGGGCGACGCTTTAGGGAAAGTGGTAAAGTGACCGAGCAATGTGGATTGTGAGGTTGAGGTGGGAACACCGACAAGAATAACCCATAGAAATCAAGCAAAAAATATGGTCATCCAACCCTATGATTGCGGGTTTCAATATCAAAGTGAACTTAAAACCGAAAGGTAAGATGAAGAACGAGTGGTGTTGCTAACATCCTTACTTGACACCTACCAAGGTTCAGGTATGAAGTAAACTTGAAGTATGAAGATGGGGACATCTTACCGAGTTGTCTGGTATTTCATCGTTCAAAAGATGATGAAGCCAAAAACGGACCACAACTTGGACAAATCCACAACACAAAAACTTATGACAAAAATTAAGTCAATTAATTAAAATCAATAAGGAAAAGTGTCCGTTAGATGTCAATGAAAGGTGATTACATAGTCACGGGTTGTCCGTGGCACACAAAAACCCCAAGTTGATGTGTATTCTTACGAAAAACCTCTAATCCCGCAAGGATTAATTGGGAAGGCGTTCTCGAAGAGAGTAGAGTAGAAAGAGAGTAATTGGCATCTCAAGGAGTGGTTCACCTAAATAACCATCACTGAGGAATACTTCTCAAAAGGAAGTGGATAAGAAGGGAAACAATAATCCTTCAAAAGGTTCTCAAAAAGAGGTGTAATCTCAGCCTTAATTTTAGAAATAACCTCTAAAAAAAATATTAAGACCTCAACCTAAAAGTTGAGGTTTTTTTGTTTAAAATATTTTGTATTTTAAAAAAAAAATTCTTAAATTTGTGGTATGAATACAATTACACATAACGTAAAAGTGCAACATGAAAAGTTTGGTGTTCTACTCAATGAAACAATAATTGATGCAATTCAATTTAAATTATTTTTAAAGATGATTAATGGTTCTCTAACCGAAAAATCTGATTTAACATTTTTCAATGGTAAGGACTTCTTGGTTCACATACCATATAAATTTTTGGTAGAAAGTATTATTTTAACCAATATGGAACCATATACTCTTACAGAGCATATCAAATCAAAATCAAAAGTGGAACAATAAATATGTTTTTAACAAAAGAATTTATACAAAAAAATTCCAAGGCCCACTCATTGGTTGAAGGTGGAAGAATTTTCAGGCATCAAATAGGTTCCTACACGATATCTATTGTGGGTGGTGGTCAAGGGTTATATGGTGATTTCAAAAATGATTTTGAAATTGCGATATTTAATAGTGATGGGGAGTTTGAAAATATTTTTCTGAATGGTTCAGAAAATATCCAACCATATTCTTCCATTGAAGAAATAAATGATATAATAGCAAAAATACCGAGAATATGATTTGGATTACAACAATATTAAATTTTGTAAGAAAAGGTTTATCAACAACTTTAAGTATGTTGAAATCTTTTTTCAAATGGGACAGTGAACAAGGTAAATGGTTATCACCGTTAAAAACTTTTATAATCTTAGGGATAGTTTTTTATCTACTTTATCTTCATTCTTGTTCACAACTCAATTGTCCTAATATTTCAGAAGATAGTGATACTGTGGTTGTAACTAAAATAGACACAGTTTGGTTTGAAAAACCTCAAACAACAATTGGAAAAAAACCAAAGAGAAAAGGTGGTGGAACACCAACAACCCCTAACCCAACATCACCTTGTGATAGTTTATTTCAATATACTCAGGAATACGAAGATAGTTTGATTAAGGGTGTTTTAACTGCGGATGTGAAAGGTGAATTAATTGGTAGTAAATTTGATTATACACCAAAGTTCCCAAAATATATAACCAAGACAGAAACAGTTACTATAACTAATACTGTAAAAGTTGAAGTTCCTAGAAAAGAAAGACCTTATGGGGTTATACTGGGTGCGGGGGCAAATGTAGGACATAATTCTTCAGTCGGATTTACTATTGATGCTGGTGTACAATTTAAACAAGGGTTTGATGTAATATATAGATTCGACCCACTACGATTGCAACACAGTGTAGGAATATCTCACACTTTTGAATTCGGAAAGAAAAAATAGTTTCCTTGAACTTTAAACAAGGTGGTGGAGCCGACCAATAATCTGGTCAGCCTAAATGAGAGTGGAAACTCTCATTTTTTTTTCCTATATTTATTATATAAAAAGAACTATGAAAAAAATTATTTTGACCGAAGAACAATTTGAATCACTTACTAAAAATCTTGATGAAAAGGATAAGTATGATACAAATATGACCAAACAGCAATTATTTACGATTGCTATTTTGGCACATAAAATGTGGGAAAAAATGGAAAATGATGAAGAACTTGAAGATTGGATGATATCAAAAGTTGCTCAAGCTGAACAGAGTATTATAAGTGTTGTTAAAGCTTATATGTATGGTGAAGTTGAAGACAAAATTAAGGGAATGGACACTTTGAACTACGATGACCTTGTAATTGGAAATTAAAATGATTGTTTTTAAAAAAATAACTTTCTTGGATACCGAAGAAGAAATTGATAAAAAAATTAATAATCTTCTCAATACGATGTTTTTGGAAGAAGATGATGATGACGAGAATATTTTTAAAATTAATCCATACATAACTGATTTTCTTTCAATAAATGAAGAAATTGAAGAATATGCTTATGAATTCAAAGACAAAAGAGGTGCTTTGATTGTCACAAGAAAAAAAATATGGGATAAATTTTTGGATGTTATTAATACTGCAGGAGTTAAATATTTGGATGAAGACATCCAAGACCTTTTTTATACAGGACAAATTGAAAATGATTTTTTCCAAACCAATGCAAACATTTATATGTTAAAACATATGACAATTGACGAAGTATTGGATAAGATGAATAAGTATGGAAAGAAATATTTGACCGAAATTGATTACGAAATATTGAAAAAAGCAAAAAATTTATCATAATTCCTCATATGGAATTAATTTCAACTCACATTTGCAAAAAATCGGAAATTGGCGTAAATGACAATATGTTTGGTGGAACTGTGGTTTCACTGATTGATATCGCATCAGGAGCTTACGCAAGTCAAATCTGCGACACACCAAAGATGGTGACAATCAAAATATCTGAACTTATTTTTAAAGAGGCTGTTAAAGTAGGCTCATTGTTAAAAATATATGGAAAGGTTAATAAGTTCGGAAAATCATCTATTGAACTTTATATTGAGGTAAGAAAACATAATGTATATACAGGAAAACAGGATGTTGTAACTCATACGAATATTACATTTGTTAGAATTGATGAAGAAGGAAATGCAATACCAATTTCTGAAAGAGTTAAGAGAAGGTATTATAAAAGGATGGAAAAATTTGGTAGAGGGTTGTTAACTTTGGAAGAAATTGAAAATGAAGAAAAGACAGATTAAATTTCTCCCAATCTATCACTTAAAATATAATTAAATTCAGATTCATTTATATCGGGATAATATCTATCGTCAAAACTCCAATCTGGTTTATCAATATCACCATTATAAATCAATCGTTCAAAAACACAACTTGGGTCATCGTTACATTCTTCAAATAAATTATCGTAATAATCTTCATCCAAACCTTCAAGAAAGTTAGATAAATCGATTTCTAAAGTGACACCTTCATCATCCATTTTTAATATTGTTCCATATTCTTCAAGTAGTTCCTTTAGGTGTTCTTGTAAATCATTAGCAAATTGACTTGATTCGGCATCATTTACTGATGAAACAATTGCACTTACAATATCACCGTTCTCATCATATTCTTCAATTTGTTGATTTAGTGAAAGTTCTTCATCAAATTCGACACCTAACGATTCTACCATTTTTTTTAATAGTTCTTCAATTTTTTTCTCATTATCGCTATTAACATAATAATTTAAAGTATTTTTCCAATCAACGTAATGGTTTTCCCACAAGTCCCATACATCTCCTTGTAATATGGTTTCAAACAAGTAAATATTTCCTGTAGTTGTATATCCTGCTGGTGTTGTTTTTTTGTAAGTTCTAATTGCATAATCACCATCAATATAATCAGAAACCCTATGAGGAGCAATTTCTAATGTGAAGACCATATTAATTGGCTCAATATCAATGATACCCATATCACTTAACTTCCTTTTTAAACTTCTTGATTGAAATAATTCTGGTCTGTTTTGATATAGTTCTTTGATTGTGTTTTCAGGTAAATCATTTATCTTAAAATCTCTTTCAGATGCGTATTCAGAACCAAATCCTTGTATTAAGTAATCATCTTCTTCGCCAGCTCCACCTAATACATAAAATAAGGGTAGAATGTATTGATGAAATTCTGCTTTTGGTTTAGAATTTTTAGGACCTTTTAATTGATAAAGTATACCATCATCACCAACCGCAGCGGTTAAATGACTTTTATTTAAAACATATTTTGAATTTGGAATTGGTTTAAATTCTCTTAATGATAAGATTGTGTTTCCACCGGCAGGTCTTCCACAGTGACCCATTCTTTCACATTCTTCAGGTGAGTTGTTTGTTTCCAAATCAACCCAATAAAATCCCATACCATTTTCATCTCTGAAAACTTTAATAATGGTATTTTCTTCATTATAATTAATATCGCCTTGACC